GGAAAGAAACCCGTTTTTTGTTCTAGCCATAGGTAATCCTTCATGGTTAGCCAATAAACGAACATCTGGTGTTTCTTTAAGTGTCTTTGAAAACGCACCAGGTGCAATTCTCTCAATAAACGGAAGTGGCAATGATGGTTCATTGAACACTGCAGCATATCCTGCCATACGCATAGTGCCGTCTTCTGCTTCTCGTGTCTCTATATTTCTGACAGTAAAGGTACGGCGTTCAGTCTTTTTCATCTTGCTCCTTGCTTTATTAGTTTCATTATCTAATTTATCAATTTGGCGTTGTGCCCAGTCTTGAGCAGCATCATCAAAGTTTGCATTTCCACCCCAGAGCAACCAAGCAACTAAACCTGGGCCTGGATAGCCTGGATCTGAAGAGTCGCTATTTTTTGGTGCTTGCCCATCTACTTTGTGACGAGCGAACCAAGGTGCCATCTTTCTTACTTTGTTATCAGAGATATTGCCATTGGCCATCTCTCTTGCTGCAGACTTTGTTCCTTCAGTTAAACCATCTCCGCCAAAACCTTCTGACAGGTAGTCTAATCCTCTTTGTGCATTATCTCTAATGAACTGTGGAACATTGTCTATAGGCATTACTTCTTGACCTCATCACTGTAAGCAGCATCAGGATTAACTGGATCAATCTGAGATACTTGCTGTAGTTGTGCTGAAGGAAGTCCTGTATGATTTAGATCTGTAAGATCTAGCATCTTAGCAACGTCATTTGGATCATATCCAACTTGTACTAGAATAGAGGCAATCTCAGCCTTTATTTTATCTCCAACAAGTGGTGCTTGACCAGCATCAATGTTTTGTAGCGGTAATCTGTATTGATCTCCAGATTCTCCAAGTGCTGACAAATCTTCGTATGATCTTACATCATTTAGTGATAAGAAACCTTCTCTTAATCCCTTTGTATATGCTTCAAATCTTTCTATTGTTGTTCCCCGCAAAAGTGCGTCAAGGTTAAATCTAATAAATCCATCTGACTCAGGAAGTAGAGGAGATAATGATTGTTCCAAACGCTCTAGCAATGGACGCAAAGAGTGTTGTACAAACGAAAGGTTCTGTGCTTCAACTGATGCGTAGGACATTGCTCCTTGTGTAGGATGACCTAAAAGGCTTAGTGGAACACGGAATATTCTTGCAATGTCTTCTACATTGAATCGTCTAACTTCAATTAATTGTGCGTCAGCAGCGTTTAGTGATAGTGGTTTAAATGCTGCACCACCAGAAAGAATACCAATTTTACCAGACATGTATGGTCCAGAGTGTGATTCTTGCCAGTTACGAGCAATATCTCCTGCTTGTTCTGCGTTTAATTCTCCTGCAACTTCAATAACTCCACCAGGATTAGCAGCATTACCAAAATATGATGCAGCATATGTATCAGAAGCCTGTGCAATACCAACAGACATACGGCAAGCACCAATTGGGCTTAAGCCATAGTGTGATCCTGGCATTCTAAATAGTGGAATGTGAAGAATTTCATTACTTGTTAAAATCTTGTCATAAATGCCATTCTCTATATCTTTAATTCTATAGACAAGTGGCTCACCTGGAATAGGTCTTTCAATTCTTACTTCATTTGGGTTTAGTACATATAGTTCTACTACTTCATTGTTATCATCCCGTACCGTCAAAATAAATGCATTTCCATGAAGATGCATAGAAGTAATTACTTGTTCAATAAATTCTAGTCTTGTTGATTCTGGGTTTGGCTTATTTACCCATGCTGGACTCTCTCCATAAACTGCTGTATATGAAAGACGATTGCGACCTCTGCGTACATATGCACCCATTGGTAATGAAGAAATAGTATCTCCAAGTAGTCTTACGCAGGAATAAACGGTAGATGTACGAATAGCAGATTCTGTATCAACATATGTTCCTGTATTGGCTACACCAAATAAAGGGCGAGGTGGAATCAATGGAAGTATGTATTGACTATTCATGTCTCTGGCTTCTTCAGAGGCCTTTAATCTTTTAGAAAGACTCATCTTGTATCCTTTTCTCCTAAGTATATCATTAATTGTTTCATATTTCTTTTCCTTTAAATAAAGGCTATACCATTAGCCTGACCTGAAGGTGCGACTGCTGGGTCAGAATACTTTGTACCAAAACCAGTTCCTGAATTCCAAGGATAGGCACTAATATATGGACCAGTCAAAAATGAAGTAACGGCAGTGGCCAAGCCAGTTACTGAAAAACTCATAGCAAGAGCCTGTGTTGCAGGTAAAGTTGCTGGTGCGGCATATCTAGTTCCAAACCCTGTGCCAGTAACCCAAGGATAATAATTAAGGTTAGGTGGGTCATAGGTGCAAAACCCAATATCAGTTCCTTTTGGAGTAAAACGAATACCTTGACCAGTTACACCAGGAGTTGTTCCTGTTGGATTGGCATATTTAGTTCCAAACCCTGAAGACCAAGGATATACGGTGACAGGCATTGCTCCAGAGTTAGCGATACCAATATCAGTTCCTTGAGAAGTCCAATATGTACTAAACCCGTTATCTGTAGGAAGTGTTGCTGGATCAGCATACTTAGCACCAAATCCTGTTCCAGGAGTCCAAGCATAAACAGAAAGACGAGGAGATGCAACATGAGCAACACCAATTGCGTCATCTCCTGGCTTAAAAGAAACTCCTCTTGCTTGATTTGGTACGGGAGTTGCTGGATTAGAATATTTAGTACCAAAACCAGAAGATGACCAAGGATAAGTAGTAATATATAAAGAAGCATCACTGACCTGGGCTATATCTGCTCCAGAATTACTCCAATTTACTCCTCTTCCAAAACCAAAAGGCAATGTTCCTGGATTTGCATATTTACTACCAAAACCAGAAGATGACCAAGGATAAGCACTAATAAAAGGTGATGTTTCATGATTAACACAGATATTACCTCCTGATGGAGAAAACACTATTCCTCTTCCAACACCAGTTGGTAATGTTCCAGGATTAGAGTATTTACTACCAAAACCAGTTGAATCATCCCAATCCCAAACAGCAACATATGCTGTTCCTTGAGAAGCAACTGCAAGATATTGCGGTCTTTTCATGTTAATTGATAAAGCCATTGCACCATAAGTCATTTTAACTAATTCCTGGTCCAGAGATTACATAATCATTTGATGCAACACATAGTATTGTTGCTAAACCTCTTTGTGGAAGTGTTCTGTTTCCAGTACTTGATGTTCCAGCAAGTCTTAATGTAATACCAGTTGCAGTAATTGTTTGTGGTGATCCAGAAGCATTGTATATAACAAAGTTTTGTCCACTAGTCATGGCAGTTGATGTATTTATTGTTACCCCGCCAGTTGTGATGTTAATGTATTTTCCATTATCAGCAGCAACTGCGCTATAGGCTCCTACTTGACTATTTTCAGTAACCGTTGCTGGTCCTGTAACTCCTGTTGGGCCTGTGGCCCCTGTAACTCCAGTAACACCAGTTGTGCCTGCGCCTGTAGGTCCTGTAGGACCTGTAGGTCCAGTGTCACCAGTTACTCCTGTTGGGCCTGTTGGTCCTGTTGGGCCTGTGGCCCCTGTCACTCCTGTCGGACCTGTTGGACCAACAATATTAACTCCTGCAGGCCAAGTACCTGCTGCTTTAGGGCCAAAAATTTGATTAGTTGCAGTGTTAATATAAAAATCACCATCAACACCTTGAGTTGTTGGATCAACAATTCCATTAAGAACGCTATATCCTTGTGCTCCAGTTACTCCTGTAGGGCCAGTGGCACCTGTTGTGCCTACTCCTGTAGGTCCTGTAACACCAGTGACTCCAGTGACTCCTGTAGGACCTGTAGATCCAACTGGACCTGTAACTCCTGTAGGGCCAATGTCGCCTGTAACTCCTTGAGGACCAGTGACTCCTGTTACTCCAACTGGACCAGTTACACCTGTAGGTCCTGTATTTCCTGTTACTCCAACGGGTCCTGTAACTCCTGTTGGTCCTGTAGCACCTGCAACGCCAACGGCACCTGCAAGATTAACTGACCAAGATGAATATGTTCCAGTACCTGTAAATGAGGTTACTGTAAAAATTAATGTTCCTGTACCAGACGTGTATGAACTTACATCACCAATCATCAAATTGCTTATGTCAAATGCAACTACAACTGTTTGACCAATTGAATAGTCAACATCTGTATCTACTAGAATAAAGGTTTTTGAACCAGAGCCAATGGCTACTGAACTCAAAGATGTTGTTGCGTATGAGTCTCCATCTGCTCCTGGATTTCCAGTTACTCCTGTTGGTCCCGTCGCACCTGTGGCTCCAATTGGACCTGTGGTTCCTGTCGGACCTGTTGCTCCTGTTGCACCTATAGGCCCTGTAACACCTGTAGTTCCTACTGGTCCCGTTACTCCAGTTGGCCCTACATCACCCGTTACACCTACTGATCCAGTAACACCAGTAGTACCTGTTGGTCCCGTAGGACCTGGAACCGTACTTGCTGCTCCAGTAACACCTGTAGGACCAGTTAATCCTTGAACACCTGTGGGGCCAGTAGCCCCCGATGGGCCCGTTGGACCCGTAACTCCCGTTACACCAGCCCCTGTAGGACCAGTTAAGCCTTGAATACCTGTTGCACCTGTTACACCAGTTACTCCTGCAGGGCCAGATGGACCTGACGGACCAACGGCTCCCTGTGGACCAGGGGATTGAACTATAATTTGCTTATAGACTGATGGAGACATTTACAACCCTTCCTTCATAAAAATAATTTAAACTTGTTATTACATAATGTTAAGAATTGACTCAGACTTAGCACATTCTACTATTTCAGTCTTAAGTAATTTACTTACTTGTTCAAACTGTTGTAGAACTGCAAAACGGGCTAGTCTATCCATTGGACATTGACGAGCACCTTCTTGTCCCTCAATATCTTTGAGGTGAATTAAGTCTGCATCCCAGTTGCCATCTAGAGTTGCTAGTAGTGCTGTATAAATTGCAATGTTTGCCTTGTAGGAATCTACTTCCATCTGGCGAACCTGCTTAGGTGTTAACGGTGTTGCTTCTGTCATTTTATTGCTCCTTTGTTAGTTAGTAAATGTGACGGCTACGCCATTGCCTAAAAATGAAGGCGATGGATCTGAAAACTTTGTACCAAAACCAGTTACATTATTCCAGGCATATGCGTGAACTTGAGTCCCACTCCTAAAACCTGCTACTGCTATAGCATCATCTAAACTATTAAATGCGGCGGCATCTACTGCTGAAGATGGTGTAGGAGAAGGATTTGCAAACTTAGTGCCATAGCCAGGAGACCAAGGATAGGCAGCCACATTACTGCTTTGACCAAACGCAACAACATTGCCTGCAGTATTTACTGCTATAGCGTTTGGGTTGGTGGTCATTGCTGTTGCT